ACATTGCTAGCAGTGGTAGATATTGTAGGCTTGTTTGTAAGGTCGTTGTAATCACCGCTAGATGCAACTGCGTGTAGGCCTAAATTGGTTTTTGCTGTAGCCGCATTTGCAAGATCACTCAAATTTAGTGCGGCATCGAGAAAATTGCTGTCAGCAGTAGCTTTTAGATAATAACGTCCATCTGACTCAGTTTTAGTGTAAAAGTTAGACAAGCTAAAAGCGCCATAGCCAACAATATCCACTGTATCACCAGCAGCCGCACCTGATGCTAGCACAATATTAGCACCATCTGTTGCTGTAAAGTCAGCAGGCATTAGCTTCAAACCATTAAGATATACGTCTACATATCCAACATCATATACTGACGCAAAACTTGTCTGGTTTGCTGTAGCTGTGTAGCTGTTTCTGTTTGTTGTTCCGTTAACCGCGCTTCCCGCAGCCGTCCAACCACCACTAGATGTACGAACAAACATCTTGTCAGACGAGCTATTAAAGTATAACGCACCTGTTACAAGCGCATCACCATCATTATCTACCGTAGGTGCGCTACTTTTTGCACCTAGATAACGATCATCAAAACTGTCATATGATGTTGCGGCTGCATTAGCGGCTGTTTGCGCATCTGATACTGCTGTTCCTATGCTATTAGCGGCATTTGTTGCCGTTGTTGCATGACCTGATGCTGTATTTGCGTGACTTAATGCCGTTGCTACGTGACCAGCCGCTGTACTCGCACTAGCTGACGCATTGCTCTCACTTGTTGCCGCATTAGACTCGCTCGTTGACGCATTGCTTGCACTTGTACTTGCATTTGATGCTTGCGTTGTAGCAATTCCAGCTTGTGTAGTCGCTGTAGTAGCTGCAGTTTGTGCATCAGAAAGACTTGTTCCAATCGTCGCAACGTCAGCCGCAGCTTTTGCCGAATAATGCAAGGCAGAAAACCCAGTAGTTGTACCGTCCGATAATGTAAATTGTGAATCTTCTGCATTAATAGCGAGTTTTTGTGCATCTGCAGCCGAATTTGTTGCGCTTGATGCTTGTTGTGTAGCTGTGCTAGCAGCACTTTGCGTATTTGTTAATAAACTAGGATCTTGTATTCTTGTTATTCGACCTTTTACATCTACGGTTATGCCTGAGTTTGGATAAAACACTGGGTCAGAGTTAACAGGCAAAACGCCACTGTCTTGTATGTCAATCGTTGGATCACCGCCTGCACCGTTACCATTTGTAATAGTAATACCGCTACCCATATTTGCGCGGAGCGTACGGCTTGTATAAGAGTTAGCGCCTTCACTTACAATAAAGCCAGCGTTGAGATTTTTAAGACCGACGTAACCGCCATCTAAGGTAGAACCATCACCAAAATGCGTAAATATCTCGTTGAAGTTTGCGTTGATCTTTTCAGCCGCAATGTAAAGGCTGTCACCGTCGAGCGTACCCGGTTGTAAATTGTCAATAATTTGTTTTGTCAAATCGGCCTCCGATAATTAGAGACAATTGAACAGGCAATCCTTAATTAATACGCACAAAACTAATCTAATAACTCATTAGCTGTTTCGCCTTGGCAACACTCTTCTATGTTCTTGCCACAAGCACACTGCAAATGCCCATTCACATAATGATTTCCGCGAGGATCAAGTTCGCACCCGCATTTTTCACACACTTCAACATTGTCCTGTATGCCCATTATTATCCCCCTCTCTAATAACACGGCTTATATCAAGATTAACTAGGTTCGTGTTTGCAATGTATCTCCACAGAACACGACCATTTGGACACTCTACTTGAAATACGGTTTCGTAGAAACCCACTTTTATTATTCTTGCTCTTTTTCCTTCAAGGATTACTTCTTGTCCCGCAGCCCAATGCTCGGCACAGATAAACTTTATGCCATATATCGTATTGTTTATAAAATCCTTAAGAGCAAAACCAAACAACATAGCAATGCTTATACCAATCAAAGGCGTAGCTAATGTCGCTATATCAAAAGAAATCTGGTTCAACGCAGACAGTTCCATAAAGAAGCCCTAAAGGTTTTAAAAAAAATTTTTTTTGGCCCTTTAGAAAAACTTAAATTGTGTGTGTATTAGTGAAGTCAGGATTGATTCGGCCTGTTTTTTAAACCCCCCCTTTAAATATACCGTCCGTCAATCCGACTGACTAAAAGTTACCCTAGGTCTATATGGACACTGACTTGGCCTGAGTGGTGAACTTGTTTCCTCTCTGGCGCTCTCATGCCCATACGATCTAGGGTGTCTTTGGCTGCTGCAAACCTTACCTTGTCTTCGTCCGCTTCGTGGATGAGTTGAGACATGGTATGTACTGCTGAAGCAACCATGTCAGTTCCTAAACGACTGGTTACTGCGTGCCTGATGTACTCTAAAATGACAGGGTTTTGCATAAGCTTGTGAGCTACGCTCGAAGGTCTTTTAGCCTTACTTCCTGCTTGTCTCACAGCTTCTGCTCGACTACGTACGTTACCGATAGCCATGACATCTGCGAATCTTCTTTGAAAAGGCGTTAGTTTACTAGCTAGCTTGTCTAGTTCCTTTTCGGCTTGGACTGTAGGTGCTTGGAAGGTTTCGTTGTTCATGATAGCTCTTACACTGTCTGATTGTGTTTAACTAATAGATACATAGGCTGAAAAGCTTGTCAAATCACTTTTTATTACAGCGTAATATCAAGCACTTATGCGGTGGAATGGTTAAGGCCTCAAGTCGGGAGTGTCTTTAGTTACACGGACGCCTCTCGGCCTTGTTTCTCCCTTTGGCAATCACTAACGCTTCTCCACTGTCTAACTGTTGCTACACTACGCGCTGGCGCTCTCCGTTCCGGCTACAGTCAGCCATTGGGCGTTAGCAATCGCGTCGTACGAAAGCCTCACGCTGTACCGCTTGGGGAAACACACACACACACTTCTTGCTCCACGCAATAATCACTGACGGTAAGTTCGTCGGGCTGCAGTCATAATTTCCCGCAGGAAATCATAACTTCAGGCTCCTTACTAACCTTACAGACGGGCCAGCCCTAGATTATTGGCGATCAGTTCTACCCACACACACTTAAAGGGGTCGGCGATTTTTAATCACTAAGAGTCCCTAAGAGACTTGCGCTACTAAGGTACTCTAAGCGCTGAATAATGCCTAAACGCAGTTTACCCCTTGAAGTGAGGCGTGTGCAGACCCGATTGAATGGGCAAAAATAGAAGTGAGTATGTGTTGTACTCATAGTAAACGTAGGAGTTAATAAAATGGAAATATTCGCAAAAGTTCTGATAGGTAGTTGTGTTGTACTGAGTACGGCACTTGTGCTTATGAGTGTAAAACATCATGTCGATATGGGAACCTTTACTTATATCGCTCAAACTATCACCAACTTACTTTAGGAGAAACACTAATGCTGACTGCATTTGTAATCGCAATCTTAACTGTACTTGCTGTACCAACGTTAATCGCTTTAGCTATGGTTGCGATCATAGCTTACAAACTTAGGAAGTATGACATAGGAGGTAACATATGAGTGATGCTTTGATATATGGGCTAGCACATGGTTTAGCTGTGCTGGCCTTTGCGTTAGTATGGGGTTGTACAATCTCCACTGTACGAAAAGTAAACTGGAAAATGATTGTAAAATACATAAAGGAGAAACTGTAATGCCATTTACTGTAAAAGAAATACTGCAACTTCATAGGGAAGAGACAAGACCTCCCTATGATTTACTGAGTAGCACAGAATCTATACTGCATCAGATTGGTTACAACTTGAGTAAGACTGAAGATGCAATAGAAACTGAGTATGTAGAAAAACATCTCAATGGTTTAACATAACTTTAACTTTAACTAAGGATTATTTGACATGAATATTACAGATTACAAAGCTAACTTTGCTCAAACTGACAACAATGCCAAAACTGCTAACCGTGACGCAGTCAAACAGATTGCAGATGGCCTCGTTGCACTCGCTAAGACTAACTGCGACCACGCTTACATGGTCGAGACACAGGACGGCCCGCCTCGTCGCCCTCTCGACTACGTCGTTTCGGTCTTGATCTCAGGCTTGCTTGAGAAAGCCCACTGGCTTCTCGACACTAACTTGCCCAAAGACGAGACCATCGTTAGCAACAGATGGGAGGCTGTAAAGGCCGAGGGCCAGCCTGCTACGGAGATACAGTTTAATAAGTTCAATGCTGCCCTTGCGGGCAAGCAGGCTTACAGCCTCAAGGCTGACCTTATTGACACTGTATGGAAGTCAATGCAGGAGGCACACGAAGAGTTGACAGGTAACACATACACACCTTGGAAGAAACGCAAGGTGATGATGGAACGTCAGCGTGACTCAGCCGAGTCGTTCTTCGCACAGTTCGAATAACATCCCTATCGGAGAGACACAGGCTTTCAGCTTGGTCTCTCCTTTTTTACCAGCAACAGGATTGGAACAATCAAATGGTTGATCGTTTTCTTAACTTTGCAGCCGTCGAAACAACGACTGTGCATCGGCTGTACAACACTGACACAACAACGCATTTGTACACTACAGACGTTAACGAAGCTGGTGTACTGCGTAACACAGGAGCATGGCAGTACGAAGAACCAAAGTTTATGACTGTAACAGGCGATACAGAAGTGCATCGCTTTTTCCACACAGAGAAAGGACATCATATACTTACAGCTGACGCCAACGAGTTCGCCTATATTAACAATCAACTGCCCCATTACAGATACGAGGGTGTTGCGTTTACAACATCAGATGATCACGGATTACCCGACGTACATCGCTTTAGACACGACACAGAAGGATCGTACTTCTACACAAACGATGTAGACGAATTTGCGTTTATAAACAACAACTTACCACATCTTATATACGAGGGCATTGCATTTAAAGCGGCTGCACCACACGAAAACTTTCAAGGTGACAAAGCGAACGACATTGTAACAATCAACTCACAAGACATTTTTACGTGGGAAGGCAATGACACAATCAATGTAACAACAGACCATATCGAAGTGTATGCGGGAGATGGCAATGACATTATTAATACCACAAAGACAAATAGCGAGAGTGGAGAGACACTCTTATCGGGAGGCAATGGTAAAGATATTTTTAATTTTTATGCAAACGGCTCATCTAGTTTTGCGATGGACTTTCGCCCTCATTACGGTAACAGCACGATTATTGATTTCGACCCTGAGAATGACCTTCTTAATGTGCGTATACCGAATCATGACGTTACGCTCGACCTAGAAAGTTCTTTTGTATCAATAACTTCGGAAGGAGAAGACACTAGAATAGTAATTGACTATGACAATGTTCACGGAGAGATAACACTGTTAGGCGTTGACGCAAACGTGTTTAGCTCATCAATCGACAAACCAAGTGAATTTGATTTATTCCCAATATAGGAGCCACTATGAATTATTTACACGCAGACTTACCAACCAAACACGATAACTATGCTATTGCAAGTGACGCATCAGGCAACTGTGCTGACTTCCCAATCGATGTACTGCCGCTATATAGTCGTGCTATTGACACTGGCATAGAAAACGAACTCGATGCTCGTCATGCAAGAGTAGTTGTACGCACTGACACTAACGAACACTTAGGCATTGTCGGCCCTCGTACTATGCCGATACCATATGCTCGTACAATGGAAGCTACTGACTATGTGTTAGACGATGCTGGCTTGCGTTACACATCTAATACAAAGGTGTTTGACAATGGCTCTACAATGCGTAGACAAATCACTTTTCCCAACATAACAATCGAGCCTGTTGTTGGCGACGTTGTTTGCTTTCAGATCGACCACTTTGACAGTTACAACGGCAAGTGGGCTTTGCAACTAAATGCCAGCGGTCAACGCCTTGTATGTCTCAACGGCATGACACAACCTGACTACTATGTTCGTGCATACACACGACACACAACGAACGCTGTACTCAATGTGCGTGAGTATGCTGAACAACTACGCGAAGGTATTGAAAAGTTCAAAGAATCAAATGACAAATACCAGCGTTACTACAAACAACCATGCAGTTACAACAAGTTTGCTGATCTTATGCTCAAAACCATTGCATACAACAAAGAGCATGAGTACGACGATAAACGCCCTGCAATCAGCAAAATGCGTATGGAACAACTCAACGAGTGTTGGGATTCTAACTCTAACACATTAGGTCAAAATTGTTGGGCTGCTTACAACGCTATGACTGAATGGGCTACACACGCCAAAACACGCGGTCAAGCACACATGATGGAACGTAAACGCAACGCAGAAGTTGCTAAAGTGTTACGTCATCCAATGTGGAAAGACATGGTAAACGAAACAACTAACTTAAGGGTAGTATAATGATAATTAGTTATAACGCTTGGCAAGAACTCTCTGATCGTTTCAGTAGAATAAAAGCAGAAGATCAACACCACAAAACGCTTATGGATAACCAATTCATGGCAATACATGATGCTGCAGATGAATTAGTTGCGATGGGTAATTATTGTCCAGAAGAAATCGCATACAACTGCGCATACACTGATCTGGAACAGTACATAAAAGAATAAGGGTGCGGTGCAGAAGGAGTGGCACACTAGTCTCCAAAACTAGGATTAGTTTGCGCTAATCAGGGGGTTCGAATCCCCCCACCCTTGCCAACAAAGGAGCAAATCATGCAACCACCATCATTCACAGTTACAGTTGACTTAACAACAACGTTTACGTTTCAAATGTTTGCTAAAGATTATCTACACGCACAATACGAGGTAGATGATTTACAGCTCTCTGACATCAAAGACATCATCAAAGACAAACTACTATATGGTGATGACATCGATCAAGAGTTTCAAGTAATAAGACTAGAAGAGGATTTCTAATGATTGACATTTACACTAATCACCAATACGACCGTGTATCTACATTCGTGGAATACCAAACAAAAGGTAATTCAGACGAGTTTTCCCCTGCTTGTGTATTACTCAAGTTTGTAGGTGCTAACACTCACGTTTACATGACAATGGACGAAGTGCGTAACCTCGCTGGTCAGCTTGTAACCGCTTTAGAAAAACACAACGAGGAAGAGGAAGCAGCATAATGGCAGTCACAGTTTTCTCAGGCGTTATAGCCGCTATCGGCATCATTTTTTTGCTTGCCAAACTCAACATCAAACGCGTTTTGTGTTTTGACGTTGTTGTAGACATTGTTGTAACGCTTGGGCTAACTGTTCTGCTTGCAGGCACTTTTGCAGGCATGATGGCTGCATTGCTTGGCGGTGCAATTATTTCAATATTTTTGTACATGACGAAACGTTTGTTCGGTTACGAAAAACCAGTGTGGAATCGTTACTGGTTTACGTGGGTAAATGTACCACCCAAAGGGAGCGCATAAATGTCATACATTGCTAAATTGTTTACTGCGCGTGTAGGTGTGTTTTGTGTGTTGCATATGCTTACTACTTTCGTAATTTTCTGGCTTATGCTTGGCCTTAATATCAACCCTACGCTTGTTGCAGGCGTTGTTATTAGTTTTGTAATTACACCGTTCTGGTTATTGCTTATTACAATGAACCTAGAACTATCAAAACACATTGCTAAAATTGTGTATGGAAGGAATACAAATGACTGACATCAAAACCGAAGAGTTTTTTCTTGCATCAATATTTCAAAACTTTAAGAACTTAATTGCTAAATGGGAAGGTGATGTCAGCAACCATCCCGAAGATCCCGGTGGTTTTACCAGACGTGGCGTATCGTTGAGGTATAATCCAGAGTACACAAAAGAAGATTTGATGAACTTCTCAAACGATGAAATTGATCTGATACTCTACAATAAATACGGCAAACCTTTTAGGATTTGGAATTGGTCGCCCGGACTTGCGTTAGCTTTTTACGACTGTTCAATAAATCAAGGGCCGGGAGCAGCCGTTTCCGTTTTGCAAAGAACAATCAACACTGTTGCTGGTGAGGAATTAAAAGTAGACGGTATCTTTGGATCAAAAACAGAAGGTGCATTGCTTAAATACACAAACAATAACATACACACATATCATTTTCGCAAGTTACTAACGCAGTATTTAGCAAATAGAATGACAAGATATTGTTTTGGTAGCGATACATTCGCACAAGGCTGGTCTAACCGATTAATGGACATAGCTTTCTTTGCGTATCAGTTAGAATTAGAGTGGATGGCTTTATATCGTGAAGAAATTACTAAAAGAAACGAACAAATAAAGGAAGAAGAACCTACTACGCACTAAAAAACTTGATTTGTGCGTATTTTAACGTATTAGTAGTGTATGGGGGCGCGGTTAGATGCAGATACTAAGGCTCATCTGACATTAATAAGGCCATTTTTGGCATTTAAAAGAATGGCTTTAGGGTTAACGCAGGATGACCTTAACCATATGCTCGGTTTCGCAGACCGTTTAGTAAGTAAATGGGAGTGCGGAGACCGTGACCCTTCGTGTTTCAGTTTTGAAGTCTGGTTTCAAACGCTGGGACTACCTTCCAAAGAGCAAGTAATCAAAGAAAGTTACGAATATGCAAAGTGTCACAGGCATAGACTTGGGGCTAAAAGGAGCAATTGCGACTGTTAGTCTTTATCCACTTACGCTGGTAAACGTAACAGATATGCCAGTAGTAGATAACTCTATATGTGCGTATCAACTCAAATCGATAATTAAACAACACAAAAGCGATCACATTATTATAGAAAATGTACACGCAATGCCAAATCAAGGCGTTGTATCTATGTTTAAATTTGGACGTAGCAAAGGGTTGGTTGAAGGTGTATTAGCAGCACAAAACAAACAAATAGAATGGGTGACTGCAAAAAAATGGAAATCTTATTACCAACTATCAAAACAAAAAGACCAAAGCAGAAATCTAGCTACTGCGTTGTTCAAAACAAGCACACAATGGCCTCTTAAAAAACACGATGGGAGGGCAGAAGCTACATTGATTGCTTTGTATGGACTCATAAGGAGAAAATATGACCAATTCCCACAAGATACCGCATGGATGGAGGCCAAATGACAAACAATACGCAGAAATTGTCCAAACTTACGACCGACTTGATATCGAAGTCGAACTTACCGAGTTCAGAGATTTCTGGACAACCTACGGTGCTTCCAAAAAAGACTGGCACAGGACATTCCTTAACCATTGCAAAAGACGGACGAAGTATATCGAGGCAAAAACCAAATTATCTCGACGATCAGAGTTTTCAGACACCACTGAAAGAAGTAGATCAAGCATCATTGACGGTGCTTATGGATCAAGACGTTTCAGTTAAGAGCATAGAGCAATGGCCTCAAGAAAAACGCGACAAAGTACTTTCTATAGCTGAAACAATGAAAGAAAAAATAAAACAATGGGAACAAAGAAACGAACCATACCGATGCAAAGACACACAATTACAACATCGTGCTAAAATAGGAAGATGTTTTGATCAATTGCGACAAAGTTTGATGATTAAAGAAATGCCAACCAAAGATGGCATGACAGCTTATTACGAAGCATTAGAAGGTTTCCCAATTGCGTTTATTATTGAAGCAACAAAACGATTAGAGAAACAACATAAGTACGCATCTTTTCCTCGCATTGCAGAATGGATTGACTGCTTAAATGCTATCGATCTCACTCACAGTCGAGGGCCATTACGTGCAGTGCAAACATTAATTAAAAGAATTACACACGTAAACGCACTCAAAACAATGTCTAATGCAGAAATCATGAAGACACTGCTTTTATAATATTTTCCCCCTAATCCCGGAACGCTTTAAAGGGGCGCGGTGACCGTAAAACAGAAATCGACTCTGCGATTGGTAGTTTTCGTTAACAAGTGGGGGAGAGGGGCTGAGTTATCCCCGCATTAAAATGCTTGAAGAGTCGAACCCTTTATTTTATAATCAACAATAGAGAGAGCTAAAATGAATATACCTAATTTTTTCAAGAACACTTACGTTCCAAGTCCTGAACTTGTCAAAACACACATTGATCAAGCAGAACTTGTTGCGTCAGCATTAGAATATACTTCCAAAGCATATGTGGCTGCAGGCGCGGACATCAAAGATGATCTTGCGCAATGTATTACTTTGCTCAGTCACGCTGCAAAAACCAAATTTGACAATGTAATCAATTCCAAAGAGGTTTTTATAGATGACTCTGTCCAATAAACACAATCTTCATGCGTGTTGGGAAAATCTTGCGCTTTATTCACAAAAAGACCGTGAACGTGAACTCAAAGATTTTGCAGAAGTAGATGTTTTTTCTGCTACAGATTTGTTGCGTCCACCGCGAGAGTTGCAATTAGCACAACAACACCATGACAAAATAAATACAGATGTGTCCAATCAAATAGATTTGTTAATAGGCACAGCTATACACGCACATCTTGCGAAATGCGCCCCACAAGGAGCGTTAACAGAAAAACGGTACTCTATGTCGTTTGGAACATCAGAGGGCCGTTCTGTAAAGCTTACAGGCAAAATAGATGTGTTTTATCAAGGCATACTTACTGACTTCAAATCAGGTAAGGTGGCACGTTACAGTAAAGGTGTTCCGTTTGAAAACGAGGCACAACTAAATATCTATCGTTATCTCATGCACCATCACGGTATAGAGGTTGACGAGTTAGAAGTGTCTGTTTGGTATAAGGATTGGAGCGTAGCAATACACGAAGCTAAAACAGCCAAACGTCAAAATTACCCCGAAGCACCCATAGAGCGTTTACGTGTACCAGCTTGGTCAATACCTGACACGCATGATTACATCGAGCAACGGTTTGCGAAACACATAGCGGCTAAAACACAGCTTCCGTTATGTAGCGATGAGGAACGTTGGTTGCGTGATCAAAAGTGGAAAGTAAAGAAAGAAGGTAGAGTTAACGCAGTTAGAGTTTTTGAAACAAAAGATGATGCAGAAAAGTTTTTAGAAGCGCCAATCAACCCTGCTGGTCGGCCCTATGCAAAAT